TACATCGGTTCTAGTTGACAGCCAGGTTTACGGCCAAGTGGAGCATGCTGTTGGCATAAAACTTACTGGAAAGCAAGCAAGAAAAGGACAAATTGATGCTGAGCCTAACGGACCCACATCTGAGAGTAATACTGAAGAGGGGTCTGTACAAGAAGAGTTCGAACAACAGCGCGGATTTGCAGAAAATTCATCTGGCGAGACAGGCGATGTTCGTCAATTAGTTAAGGACGGAAAAATAGACCCACCACTAAGCAAGCCGTCAAAAGTAAAGAAAAAAGGTGACGATATCTCATCATCGTTTTATGGTGATGAATAGGAGATGAAAGTTGTCAACTAGAAAAGATCAATTCAACAAGAGAGCTAATGCCGTAGAGCAGGGATTTGAAGGAACAGATGTTCCTACTGATATCGAAATCCCTTCGTGCACAATTGAAGATGTTGATAGATCTGTTTTCAATTTATTTGATAAGCAGCTCCCACTCCAGGCTGCATCCAAAGATGGATCAAAAAAAATTCCTGTTATTTTTGCGACCGGCGAAAGATTCGCTGTCTTAAGAAGAAAAGAGCCTCTAAGAGATAAGGGTGGCGCTCTTATATTGCCGCTTGTCTCTATTATGAGGACAGGGGTAAGTCAAAAAGTCGATCATGGAATTGGTCCTGGGCAAGGCGGCCCAATAACTGTTACTAAAAGAATTGCAAAAGAAAGCCAACTCTACCATCAGCTATTAAATAAGCACGGCCTAAAAAATGCCGACGGCTTAGCCCACGAATCACATAGCTCAAATACTAGAGGCGATGGAACAGAACCTGGTCAAATCGCGACCAGAGGCGAGAGTAACCCTAGAAGTCTCGACAGTAGGTCTGGAGAGCTTTTAAAGCCGTCATTGGGGGAAAACTTATATGAAACTATTACCATCCCCCCTGTGAAATTCTATACAGCCACATATGATATAACTTTGTGGAGTCAGTATACACAAGAAATGAATGATATGCTTATGACAATAATGAGTCTATATCAAAATAATCACCAAAGAACATTTAAGCTAGAAACAGATAAAGGGTATTGGTTTGTAGGATTCGTTGATAGCGAGTTGTCACCAGATAATAATGCTGATGATTTCACTGACGATGAACGTCTTATAAGGTACAGTTTTTCTATGAAAGTTGCTGGTTATGTAATTGCACCGGATTATCCAGGTGCGCCGGCATATTTAAGAAGGACAATATCGTCGCCAAAGATATCGTTTTCTACGGTTCAACCAAACGGCGCTTTTAAAGTAGCACCGGGAGGCTTACCGAAGAGGAATGACCCAGACATGCATTTACTTAAAGATCTATACAGTGAATTCGACCCTATGCCTAGCGTAGGTGTTGGGCAAGGAGGACAAGGACCGGCACTTGAGTCAGTTGGTTCTAAGATTCCAAATGAAGGGCCCGATGGTATGGGCGGCGGAAGTACCTCATTAGGAGGTTTTGAGAGCCAGAATTCTAATAATTCGGCAAAAATAATAACAACAACAATCGATCCATTCACAGGAGAAAAGGTGTCCAAAGTACTGCGAATCAAGAGCACGAACCAAAGAAAGGGCGAGACCGTTCTAAGGGAAGAGCAAATATTCGACTTTGGAGATTTATTCAAAGTGAAATGATGGCTGAGTATAGGGAATTTTGACTTCGTTCTCGATACTTATCTAAGGATGACACACGTCTAAGGAGATATGTTCAATGGCTGAGCAGACTTTTCGATCACCAGGGTTTTTCGAGCAAGAGATAGACTTATCACAGCGTAGGGCTAGCCCACTTGGAATACCAGCTGGTGTTATAGGTACAGCAGATAGAGGACCTGCATTTGTTCCCGTTACGGTTGGGACATTTGCAGATTTTGAAACACGATTTGGAACTTTAAACTCTGATAGATTCGGCCCGTATGCCGTAAAAGAGTTTTTAAAGCATCGAAACGCGGTAACATTTATTCGGGTACTTGGTGCCGGGGCAAATGATACAGGCACCGATATTTCAAACACAGAGACAAACGGCACAGTAAAAAATGCCGGATTTAAGGTTGTATCAACCGTCTTCGACGAGCTTGATAGTAAACCTTCGGGGCATAAAGGCGTCGTACAATTTCTCTGTGCAAGACACGTTTTAAGGAACGACGGTAATGGAACCGAGCTAAATGGATATCCTGTCTTTAGTGACAATGATTCGTTTGCCGAGCGCCTTTCCGGCGGGGATAATAAGGTTAACTTGGTTCGAGGTGTGCTGTTTTCAGCAACAGGGTCCAAGTTCGAGGTCTTAGACCACAATCAAACATACGCAAACCACGTTACAGCATTAAAATATACTGATGGTGCAATTTTTGGTAGCGGAAGTTCAGATGACGAAGGCTTCTTCAAGCTAGCATTGACATCATCATCAGGCGCTAGTTTTGCCAATGATGAATCACATGCTGGAGTGAGAATTTATACAGCTTCGCTTGATCCTTCAAGCAAAAATTATATCGGAAAAATTCTTAATACAGATCCGGATAAATTCCAAGAAGAAGAGCACTTGCTCTACTTGGACTATGCAGTTGAGAATGAAATTGCTTATCCAGATGATTTATCAACAATTCCTTCGATCGCATTGCTTTCAGGTTCAACTGAAACAACCAAGTCCGGTGGAGACACTTCCACTGCCTTCCGCGATCTTTACGGTAATTACAATACAAGATATAAGGCACCCCAGACACCGAAAATAATTTCGCAACCGTATGGATCAGCAGAGTTTGATCTTTTCCGATTCGAATGCATATCTGATGGTGTTTCTGCAAATGAAGCATTCAAGATTTCTATTGCAAATATTAGAAAGTCTTCGGACCCACAATATGACTTTGGTACGTTTGATGTTCAGCTAAGAGCTTTCAACGATACTGATCAAAATCCGCAAATCTTGGAATACTATCCTGAGTGCTCTTTAGATCCAAACCATGAAAACTATGTTGCTAGAAAAATTGGCGACAAAAGTGTCAAATACAACTTCGATGCTGATGCAGTTGACGAACGTCGTCTTGTTATTAAAGGAAAATATCCTAACAAGTCGCACAGAATTAGAGTTGTTATGGAAGACGCCATTGAAAGAGACGAAGTGCCTCAAACAGCACTTCCCTTTGGATTCCGAGGCGTTCCGGTTCTTAAGACAACAGATACATTAGCAGATAATCTCGGGACATCAATTAAAGATCGCTACGGAATTGCACACGGTATTGCCTCCGCAGTCGGAGGCGGTCGTCTTGGTGGCGTATTAAAGAATGGCGACGGCGTTGCTGGCGCTCTTTCCGGATCAATTGTTCCACCGCTTCCAATGAGATTTAAGGTTACAAGAGGTAAGCTTTCAACTACATCACACTGGGTAGGTCATAAGGGAGATAACGAAAGAGTTGACTCCAGACTATACTGGGGTGTTAAGTTTGAAAGACTACCAGTATCCTCCTCTGCAGATGCAGGATCCGTTTCAGAAGCAATTATGAATGCAAATATCTCGGCACTGCCTAACCCATTGGTTTCTGCATATGCAAGATTCCAAGGAATTGGCAAGCTGGATACATTGGTAACCGGATCTGCAGCAGATGATTTCAACAACAACAAGTTCTCATTGTCACGTGTTGCTCTTTATAATCAATTGCAAAGTAATCATATTACACACATTTCAGGAACTGCTAAAGATCACATGGTCGAAGCATCATACATCAGAAACGGTGTGCCGAACTCTGTTGACTATACTCTATCCGATCAGATAAGATCAGGAAGAATTACAATGGCAACATTGGTTCATTCTGCATCAACTGTCTTCAATCGATTCCAAGAGTACAATAAGTTCACTACAATGTTTTATGGTGGCTTTGATGGTGTCAACATCCTTGATAGAGACAATCGTCTCTTAAATGATAAGGCATCCTCAAGTGACTCAGGCGGTAAGGCTGGATCCACATTCAATGGTGGGCTTGGTCTTAAGGGAACTGATGACGCAACCATGTCTGGCAAGGGTAAAGTAAATAATGTTGTTAACTCATTCCAAGTTGCAACTAGAATTATGACCGACCCAATGGCTTCAAACATGAATATACTTGCAATCCCTGGTATGAGAGACACTTTTATTACAGATCACGCTCTGGGTGAAGTGAAGAACTACGGAATGGCAATTTATCTAATGGATCTCCTCAATTATGATGCAGACACCAATAGATTGTTTGATGACAGTACACAAAAGGTTGACGTAAGAGAAACTGCAGAACAGTTCGAAGGACGAGCAATTAACAATAACTACTCAGCAACATATTTTCCTGATGTTTATCTTCATGATTCAGTTGCTAATAGGCCTGTTAAAATGCCGGCTTCAATCGCAGCCATCGGCGCATTAGGATACAATGACAAAGTCGCGTATCCTTGGTTCGCCCCGGCTGGATTTAACCGCGGTGCACTTTCAGACGTATCTAATACAACATGTAGACTTAATTCTGCGGATAGAGATACCCTCTATGATGCACGTATTAATCCAATCGCGGTCTTCCCAACCGGTGGGTTCGTTATCTTCGGACAAAAAACCTTACAAATGGCGAAATCAGCACTTGATAGAGTTAACGTTAGAAGAATGCTTCTAGAAGTTAAGCGTCTTGTGGTTGGTGTTGCTAACAGACTTCTCTTTGAGCAGAATAATGGTCAAACTAGAGCAAGATTTGTTAGTCAAGTAACACCACTTCTTGCTTTAGTCCAGGCTCAAGCAGGAATTGAAAAATTCACCGTTATCTGTGATGATACAAATAACGGGGTGGAAGATCTAGAGACAAATAAAATGAACGGTAGAATTGTGGTTGTTCCGACACGAGCAGTTGAGTTCATTGCAATTGATTTCATAATCACAAATAGTGGAGTATCGTTCGAGTAATGAATACCTATACTTTGAATACGACAGTTAGGAGCGAAAAGCATGGCTGAGCTAACTTTTAAAAGCCCAGGGGTTTCAACCAGAGAGATTGATCTAAGCGGTCCAACCGCAAGGTCACCTCAAGGCGTCCCCGCGGGTATCATTGGAACTGCCACAAAAGGAAGGGCATTTGTACCAATCACAATCGCAACTTATCAAGATTTCGTCGCTGAGTTCGGCGGAACAGATGGGGAGCAATTTGGGCCACTCGCAATGTATGAGTGGATGCAAAATGCCCGAGCCGGAACCTATGTAAGGGTTCTTGGCGTCGGAGATGGCCTTAAGAAAGTTTCGGGTGGAAACAACTCGGGACGAATTAACAGAGCAGGATTTATTGTAGGATCGCAGCAAGTTCAGGAAACTGGGTTGCTAGCAGATAATAGATTTGCTGGAGCTGATACTACATCAGGTGGTGTCTTAGGAAGAACATATTTCCTGGGCGCTTTGATGAAAAGTGGATCTTCAACATCTAAAATCTTTTCTGATCCTGGAATTGCGATAGCCGGTGAATCCACCGACCGAGCGATGCCGATTATTCGTGGTGTCCTCATGGCTCCTTCCGGAGTTATGTTGGGACTTTCATCATCTTGGGCAGCCAACAATGCTCCAGCACAAAACCAGGCAGCTTCCGGTACATACGGTGAGGGACCTGGCGCTGCTAGCGGAACAGGCGACGCAGGTGCACAGCACGGAACAGTTGATATTGCAAATGGAAGATCAAACTTTGTTCTTCTTCTAAACGGCCTCAAGCCGTCAGCGCAGTATACCAACATTATTACAGCATCCCTGGATCCGACATCTGCAGAATACTTTGCTAACGTCTTTAATACAGACCCAGCGAAGATTGAAGAGGCAGGTCACTATCTCTACGCAGATTGGGCTGTTTATCCTTCAATGGCAGTTGTTACAGCATCCGGTGTTCAAACCGATACGGGAGCAGGTAATCCACATCACAGTTCTAATGAATCAGAAGCAGCCTTCCTTCTCACAGGATCACAGGCTCGTGACACAGGTACATCATACGTACCGAACTATGAAAGATTCTCTGATAGATTCCAGACTGCATTCTCCCCATGGGTTGTTTCGCAAAAATTTGGTGGTTCCAACAAGAGCCTATTCAAGGTCCATGCACTAGATGATGGTGGCCGGGCAAATGATTTATTCAAGCTCACCATTGAAAACATTGCTGCTTCCAACAATGAAAACAACAAGTACGGAACATTCGACTTGGTTGTAAGAAGCTTTTACGACAATGATGAAAATCCAGTCGTTCTAGAGGCATTCCGAGGTCTAAGCTTAAATGTTGATTCCGAAAGGTACATCTCTAGAGTAATCGGTGATATTCACATGTATTACGACTTTGATCAAGCTGTGGGATCACAAAAGCTTCGCATCGACGGTGTTTACCCTAATAAGTCTAGATACATTAGAGTTGAAGCCCATAGTGATATTGATAGAAAAGTTTTAGATGCATCTGCGATACCTTGTGGGTTCCGTGGGCATCACTTCCTGTTAACATCCGGATCTAGCGCAACATCAGGCGCTGCAGCTCTTTACGGTTGGCTAACCGGCTCACATGGCGTAACAAACGCAGAGCTACAAGCCGCTCAGGTACCTCCCGTACCATATCGTACAGATCTTAATCAGGGCTCAGGACTCAAGAAGAACATGCAATCCGCATTAACATGGGGTGTGCAGTTTGAGACAATCAATAACTCTGCTGATCTTAATCAGAATACTGTTGTTGATAAGTCAATTGCTTCATACACCAAGTACTTCCCAAGATTCCATGATAGCTGGAAAAACGTTCACATCGGTGATACAGCAGGTACTGAAGCAGACGGTGGTCTTGTGTTAGACTCTGATACATTCCAGAATGCACTATTCTCACTAGAGAACATTCAGGTTTCTACAGGATCAACAGATCGCCCGATATCAAATCGCTGGGGCGCTGCTGAGTACAGAAGAACCGGTGTCAAGGCATCTTCATTAACAGACTCAGATGGAACATCGTATCCATCAGATGTTACAAGATTCCTTGACGCGTCTAAGGACTTCTCTGATCTTCCTTCCAAGAAGTATCTCAAGTTTACATTCTTTATGCAGGGTGGATTCGACGGTCTTAACATCTTCGACAAAGAAGTATCTGAAATGTCAGATATTGCTGCACGAAATGAGTTCGGCCAAGCTACTCAAGGAAAAATCTCCGGACCTACAATTGCTTCCTTTAGAAAGGCAATTGATGTGATGGAAGAGAAGTCAGACGTTGATATTCAACTCCTGGCAATTCCAGGCATGAGACACGAAGCTGTTACAGACTACGCAATGGACGCAGTTGAAGATAGATTTGATGCACTTTACATCATGGATATTGAAGAGAAAGATCAGAACAATACGTTCCTGACAGGCTCTTCCCTACAGATTCCAAGTGTTACATATACAGTCAATAGATTTGAGGCACGAAACTTAGATTCCTCATTCGCAGCTGCATACTATCCAGATGTTGTAATGACAGATCCGAAAACACAGACGAACGTGCAGGTGCCGCCTTCAGTGGCAGTTATCGGCGCATTCGCCTTAAACGATACCTTGGCACATCCTTGGTATGCTCCTGCTGGTTTCTCAAGAGGGGCACTAAAAAGAACAATAGAGGCACAAGTTAAGCTTAATCGCAATAACTTGGATGCTCTATACGAGGCAGACATTAACCCAATTACTTCATTCCCACATTCCAGTGGTGTGGTGGTATTTGGTCAAAAGACGTTACAAGCAGCACAAAGCTCTCTTGATCGGGTCAATGTTAGAAGACTGCTTATTGAGATTCGACGTAGGGTCAAGAAGATTGCACTTTCGCTACTCTTCGAGCCCAACAGAGCAGACACACTTGCTAGATTCTCTGCAGCTGTTAATCCAGTCCTTCAACAAATTCAAGCCCAACAAGGTCTTGATAGATTTAAGGTCCAGATCGACACTACAACCACCACACAGGCGGATGTAGAAAACAACACGATTAGAGGAAAGATCTTCCTGCAACCAACCAGATCTCTAGAGTTCATCTCGCTTGATTTTGTTGTAACTAATCAAGGTGCTGAGATCTAAAAAAGAATTGAACAACATACTTAGTAATAAGCAAGACCAAGGTTTTAGGAGACAAAAATGGCCGATACGCTTTCAGTAACAGAAATGCTCCCAAATAAGTTTGAGCCAAAACGCAAATTTAGATGGGTGTTCGCAATCGAGGGAATCGATGCTTTCCTTTGTAAGACGGCAGCCCGTCCTACAATTAACACCGCAGAGCAAGAAATTTCTTACATGAACTCAACACGTTATCTTGCAGGCAAGACCAAATTCGATGCAATTTCGGTCACTCTGCACGATCCAATCGCACCTTCAGCTGCACAGCAGGTGATGGAGTGGGTTCGAACACACTTCGAGTCTGTCTCCGGACGAGCTGGCTATGCTGATTTCTACAAAAGAGATTGTCAGCTCAAGCTGCTTGATCCTGTAGGAACCGTGGTTGAACTTTGGGACATGAAAGGATGCTTCTTGACATCAGCGGCGTTTGGTGACTTGGACTACGGTGCAGAAGATCCAACCGAAGTAGCACTAACTATTCGGTTTGATAACTGCGTACTCCAGTACTGATCCTATAAAAAGCTAAGATTCTTTATATTAAGGGGCCCTGAAATTCAGGGTCCCTTTTTATTTTACTATCTCTTTGTTTGATCTACATTTACTCATACATGGACTTTTTATGAAAATTCCTGAACAAATCAATAGGAGACAGTAAACATGTCAGACCAAGGTAAGACTAGAGAGAGCAATAAGGTATTTACAGCAGATCAAGGAGCAAGATCTGCGATGCCTACTAGAAACGTAATGAAGGATGACTTCAACTTTGAAATTCCAGTAGAGTCCGTTCCTCTGCCTTCGTGTGGTATAACATATGCCACAGACTCAGCTTTGTCGCATCAAGAAACAGTTGATATCAAGGCGATGACAGCTAAAGAGGAAGATATTTTAACATCTAGATCTTTGATTAAGAAGGGTACAGTTATTACACACCTTCTAAGGTCTTGCTTGGTTAATAAGAATGTTGATCCTGATGAAATGCTATCCGGTGATAGAAATGCTTTGATGACTGCTGTTAGAATTACAGGTTACGGCTCAGACTATAATGTTGAAGTCGACTGTCCTGCATGTGGTGAAAGATCAAAGCAATCATTTGATCTTGCTGCTCTACCTATTAAGCGTCTTAATATTGCTCCTGTAGCAGACGGCGCAAATATGTTTGAATTTGAACTCCCACTAACCAAGAAAACTGTTAGATTCAAGTTTCTAACAGGTGCCGATGAGGCTGAGTTAGCTGTAATTCAAGAAAGAAAGAAGAAGCAGGGACTGTCTGCTGAAAATCTAGTAACTCAAAGACTTATGTTCTCTATTACTGCTATTGACGGTATTACAGACAAGTCTAAGATTTCAATGTTCTGTAGGCATATGCCAGCCCGAGATTCTTTGGCCCTTAGAAAACATATTGATAAGCACGAGCCCGGTATCGATATGAAGTCCTGGATGGACTGCCCTTCGTGTCTCGAACACTCGGAGGTAAGGCTCCCAATCGGGGCCGCGTTTTTTTGGCCTGACACCCAGTGATAAAGAAGTATTCTTAGAGCACATATTTGGGTTAATGTATTATTCTGGCTTCTCTTATACAGAGGCCTATAATTTACCTGTGTGGCAAAGAATATGGTTTATCCAGCGGATAAATAAAGAGATAAAAGCCTCCGACGGCCAAAGTAGGTCTGCGCAGAACAACACACCTGACTCCCGTGCCATGATGAATCGCGCGCGTTCTCAAGTGCCGGCTAAATTAAGAAGATTTAGCTAAGATTTACGCAGACTGCAGTAAAAAGATACTTATAGCATAAGTCTATAGATAGCTGGTAACTTCACCAGCGACATATTTATAGCTGGAGGCGATAGTATGTCAAATAAAAATCTAATGAAAGCATCGGCAAGGTATATTCTTGGAGAGTCTACCGGCGTGCAAATTAAAGGGTCATCTGAGAGAATTAAGACTTTTCAAGAAGTATTAACAGCCAGTAAAGACTTATATGATGCGTTGTGTGAAGAGCGTTCTCTTGATGAGATAGTAACCCTATCAGAGACAAAAAAGAAAGCCGCTGCCGATTTTCGTAAGATTACAGGCATCACTTGGCGCTTATAGTTTTAGGGTGTTCCATTTTAGGAATACTTACCCTAGATACCACTTTAGTCGAAGGTACTGAGCATGGCTGATGATTTAGGCAACCAGTTAGCAATACAACAACAGATAAATAAAGTTTTGCAAGACCGTCAGGCGATGATGGCTGCAAACTCGAAGCAGATGTCGAATCAGCTTCAATTTGCTGTTGACTTGTGTAAGGCTATGGATTGCAAGGAACTCGAGGATATCGAGGACCGAATGAAAGGCATCCACGACGAAATGCAAAAGGCCGCCGATCAGTCTAAAGAGCTCGGTGAGAATATGACTGATGCAGCCAATCAGGGTAAAGCTGCAATAGACGCACAAAACGGCTCGCTAGAAAAGAACAATAAGCTTCTGACAGCTGGAAAAGGCGCTGCAATCGGTCTAGCTGGTGGACTTATTTCTGGGTTCAAGGGCGGCATCGCAATGACGAAGTCATTGGTCGGCGCTATCGGAAATATTATCGGCTCCCTAGGGAAGGTTGGAAAGTCTATTCTTTCCCTACCTTTTAAGCTAATGGGAGGCCTAATAGGTATGGCACAGGGCGGCGGTGGCGGCCCCAGTCCCATTAGAGTCGAATTAGAAAACATTCGAAAAGAATTTGGATCTCTGGCTTCCAATGAAGGTAAGGCAGCTGCGTCTTCGATGAAACAGTTTAGAGACCAGGCCAGTGATCTAGCTGGGACAGGTGTCTCTTTAAGAAAAGTCTTTGGTGCAGGACCTGGCGGCGTTGCAAAAGCAATGGCGTACAACCTCGAGACAATGAAAGCCCTTGGTCCGGCCGTAAGTAGATTCTCTGAAGCATTTGCTAATAGTGCCGTCGAACTTTCTGTCTTTAGAAAAGGCCTTGGATTAGCCGGCGATGAAATGGCTGGAATGATGAAACATCTCGAGGCCATGGGCAAAGACCCTGTTGACGGCTTAAGAGAAGTTACGTCAATGGCATTTCAGCTTGGTGATCAATTTGGAGTAAGCGGAAAGCTTGTTGCTAAGTCTATGGCTGTAATGTCCAAGGATGTTGCTAACTTCGGAACTCTGACTGTTAAGCAGTTAGGTACTGCCTCTGTCTTTGCTAGAAAACTTGGAATAGAAATTAAAGATCTACAGGGTCTAGTAGGCAAATTTGATAATTTTGAGGATGCAGCTCAGGGTGCAGCAAAACTAAGTCAGGCATTTGGCATGAATGTAGATGCCATGAAGATGATGAAAGAGAATGACCCTGCTGCACGCCTCGCGATGTTACAGAAATCGTTTAAGGCTACAGGAAAAGATGCATCTCAATTAAGTCGACAAGAATTAAAGCTTCTCGCCTCCCAAACCGGACTAAGTGAAGAAGCTGCTCGAACTGCCTTTAGCAATAAAGGCATGAGCATGTCGTACGATGATATCCAGAAGGCGGGAGGCAAGGCGGAAAAGAAACAGCTAACTCAAGCCCAAGCCATGGATAAACTAGCTGACTCTATGGAAAGAGTCTTCGGCGGCGGCGGCGGCAAGAAGTTCAAGAGCTTCTTTGATGCATTTGTCCAGGGATTCGCGCGGGGTATCACAAGATCTAAAGAATTCCGAAAGATTATGAGAAACATTAGGAAGTCTCTTAAAGTTGTCTACAGAGGCGGCCAAGAGATTGGAAAGATGTTTGTTAAGATGTTCCCTGGCGTTCAAAAAATGATGAAAGGACTTGGTGACCTATTCGATCCTAAGCGCTTTCGTGGACTAATGAAAGATGTCAAGGGTGTTTTTAAGCAATTTTTCAAAGATCTCAAGACAGATCCTGAAGCAGGTGTTCAGTCTTTCTTTAAAAATATAACAAAGGCATTCAAGAAATTCTTTAAAGCAGGCGGTACAGGTTCACAGCAGGTGATGGAGGGTGGTAAAGAGTTTTTAACAGCCTTCTGGCATATTTTTAAAGGTGTCTTAGCACTTGCAGTCGAAGGCTTAGCAAAGTTATTTACCCTGATTGCTGATAAGTTAGCGAATCCTCCCAAAGTACCTACTGCACTTGGTAAGGCGTTTAGATCATTAGGGAAAGCTGCCGGAAAGCTATTAGGCGAACTATGGAAAGTTCTTAAGCCCCCACTAATTAGAGCATTTAAAGCGCTGTTTGAAGCAGCAAAGCCTGTCATTAAAAAGATGGGAATAGTATGGCTCAAGATGATGCTGACAAAGATGCTAATTATGGGTGTTGCATCAGCACTTAAAGGTGCAGTTGTTGGTAAGATCGGAATGATGCTAACAGGAATGTTCTCTAAGGTATTTAAGGCAAATCCGATACCTTCCCCAGACGACGCACTTCCTCCTCCTCGACCTGGTCCGAGTAGAATCTCGACATTCTTGGAAAAGCTGGGTGCTATCAAAATAATGGATATCGCAAAAGCCTCGCTTAAGTTGACATTATTAGGCACGCTGTTCTTCCCAGCTCTTGTAGTTCTAGCTATAGTAATGAGAGTTGTTGTAGGAATTATAGGACCTAATGATGCTATAGCGGCAGCAGCTGCCATGATTGCTATTGGTGTTGCAATTGTTTCTATGAAATTTGCCATTGACGCCGGAAGTCAAATTTCGTTAGGCAAGATAGGCAAGGCAATTATGGGATTAGTCGGCGGCGCCGCTGTCTTAGTCTCTGGCGCCCTAGTATTTTCGCTAGCCCTTAGGTTTGTATCCGCATTCTTTAAAGGTATTGACTGGATCGGTGTTGGTATTGCCATGATCGGTATTGCCGTTGCTATGGGTGCTGTCGCAGCAATGATATGGGCAGCATCAGTAGTTCCGAAAGAAATGATTGTGAACGCAACTATGAACATGGCTGTGGCATCACTATTTGTACTAGCTGTAGGATTGTTCGCGCTGGCAATGCAAGTAACAGCACCGCAAGTTATGGCTGTTCCATGGATGGCTCTGCTACCAGTAATGCTACCGATGTTAGGTGTCATTGCACTGTTAATAGCTACAGCATTTATTTCGCAAGCCTTCGCCGCCGTTGGTATTCCAGGCTCTATCGGCTTAGGGCACGGTTTAGTCTTTGCGCTTGCTCTTACTGCGTTTTCTTTTGCACTAACATTAATGTCCGGTATTGTGGCTACGCTAGCACCTCAAATGCCTCTATTCGTAATGTTTGCTGTTTCAATGGCACTCATCGTGGGCGCGCTGGCATTGACTGCCTTAGCAGCAACATATATCATTCCTTTCGCCATACCAGGCTCTCTAGGTCTTGCCGGGGCGGCAATATTTGTTCTTGCAGCAGCACATTTATTAGGTCCAGCTCTAAAATCTTTTTATGAAGAAGTAAATTCTTTAGACTTCAAAGCGTTGGCAGTAGCATTCCTCGCTCTAGCACTAATCATACCTGCTGTAGGCATTATGGCTTACGCAGCAATTCCAGCGGGTATTTTAGGCTTCGTCGGGGCAATGTTTGTCTCTGGTATAGCGTTCTTTGTCAGAAAGCTTGCTGATCCAGACGGACTCCTTGGAGACCTTACAACATTTTCCGAAAATGCCATGAAGCTTCCTTGGAAAGCCATCGCGGCATCATTCGGTGCTTTAGCTCTAACATTTATTGCAGTAGCTGCTATGGCTTACATATCTATTCCTGCTGGTGTTGCAGGCTTTGTTGGATCATTTTTTCTCGGTGGCGTTGCCATGTTTATAAACGCGCTAAACGAACCAGGCGGTGTTATCGAAGGCTTGGCGACGATGAGCAAAAAAGTCAACAAGATTGACACATCTGTTGGGAGTAAATTAGAGACATTAGCCCAGTTATTTAGAATTATGGCTATGGCAGCAGAGATGAGTTTTGATCTGATAATTTTCTCTTTGCCGATTATCGGTACTATCATGAACAAAGCTCTTGATAAGATACCAGACTTCGCTGAGAAAGTTATTTGTTATCTTGAGCCTTCTATTAAAATGTTAGACCAGATGGTGCTCACAGACCCAGGAGGCCTGGAACAAAAAGTTAATGCTATCGGGCAACTTATGGAAGTTGTCGGAAGCTTGGCCGGAGTTGCTACAGCATTGGCCGGCGTCGATACCGATTCTATGCCTGACGGATCCTCCACCGGCAGTACGCTAGGCGCTGCAGAAAGCTTCATGACCGGTCTATTTGAAGGTGTTCAAGGGCTTATTGAGGTTCTACTTGGCACACCCCTCACACCCGCACAGATTCAATCGGCAAATGCAATGGGTAATGTTCTTGGCGCTATTGGCGACATGGTAAAGGCTGTTGCACCGAGTCCAGAATTAATGAAGTCTCTTCGAAAAGAATCGAGCAGTTTGGGTGGATTATTCTCGTCATCAGAGGCAGACACAGAGGCAATTTCTGCACTAGCAGACTACATGGACAGCATGATGGGAGCTATTCGAGATCAAATTCCCAAAATCATGGGTTCTATCATGGAGGCTGTTAACTCAATACCATCCACACCCGGTGTCGGGAAGAAGATTAAATTAGTTGCTGAGGCCTTCCAGGTTATTAGTGTCTTAGCTGGTGCAATTTCTGATATCATGGATGTTGTACCAAAGCAAGATGATCCAAAGGCACAGGCAGAAATGCTAAAGTCTGTAATTGACGCAGTTAATGGCGCATTGTTCGGTGACGGCGGAAACATCGGAGCTTTGAAAAAGGCTTTCGACGGTCTTAGAGACGTAGTCAATGCCGTACCTGCCGGAAAATCCTTTGCAGCAAAAGTACCAATTGTCGCTGAGGCATTTGGTATCCTGGGAAGCTTTGCATCTTCACTTGGTGCTGTTTCAAAATTAATGCCAAAAGAAGTAGAAGGATCAAAAGAGATGGGCCCACGCCTTAAAGCTCTTCTCGAGCCAGGCGGTTTAATGGATGGAATCGTATCAGCCCTATCAGGTGATAACGGAATGCTAATGAAGATCTTTGATACTCTCAAAGGCGCTATTGATCAGCTTCCTGGGGATGAAGGTGCTTTAAAGGCCATGGCTACTAAGGTAGAAATATTAGGAAGTATGTTCGGTGTGGTCGGACAGTTTGCCAGTGCAATGGCCGATATCGGCGGTATAATACCTAATGTAGAAGGTCAGCCACCTCCGCCGCTTGACAGCGCTATTACTTTCTGTGAGCAAATAGTATCCTCGTTAGTCGGACAGGGCGGCGATGGAATGCTTGGAAAGCTAGCTGAAGGCCTCCTTGAAATTGTTACACAAGAGAGTACTAAGGATCTGTACAAATACAGGCGCCAGATTAAGGGACTTGGTGATGCATTTGAAGTTATCGGTGTATTTGCAAAGGCACTGGGAGATCTTGCAGGCCTCTCAACAGGCGAAGGCGCAGGATCAGCCGGTATAACATCGATGTTGTCTAACTTGGCTGGCGCATACGGCAAAGGAATGACAGGAAATAATGACATTGTTGATATCATTGGTGGCTTCGCGAATATTGGAAAAGAGGCACAAAAAGCTCGTCTAGATACTCGATCCATGAAGAAGGGCGCAGATTTCGCATGCGCACTTTCTGAAACTCTTACTGCCATGGCAAATATGCCAGCCCAAATTGAGAGTGATGCAACAAAACTAGCAGATCAAATGGCACAAATTAGCTCGATGTTCGCATCAGCCGGCGAAGGCAGTGACTTCGCCATTGCAGTTGCTGTCGCCCAAGGACTCACAGGTCAAAAAGAGCTCGTAATTACACACGAAAATATGAGTATTAATCTAACAGTCAATGTCGAAATCGAGCCTGGCAAGTTCGCGAGAGGAACCATTTCAGCTCTGGGCCAGGTTAACGGTCAACCAGGCTACAAGACATTCGCCCCAATGGGTGAAGGAGGATAGACATGAGCGACAAAGAAAACAAAGAGCCAACAGCTGAAGAAATAGCAGCAGCCAAAGGACAAGAGAGACAAGAAACCGCAGACGGAACATACAGTAGGACTTTTGAAGAGTTTGAAAGATCAAAGATAACCGACCCTAATTCTAAGTTTTTCTTCAAAATGCTTGAGTCAATGTCAACAGAGTATCAAGATGAAAAGTCCGAAGAAACTAGAAAATTATTCTCCACTGTAGACAGATTTAAAGAAGGCATTGAAAAGACAATGAAGTCACCCGAAGCCATGGATATATTTAAAAAAGAGCTAGAGAGAAGAATAGGTAAAATGAGGAATGAGAAATAATGTCTAATAAGGGGAACCAGACCGGAACAGATGTTGTCGAAGACGGCGAGTCAATTGAAACTCTTTATAATCCTGGGCACGCATCTACCGACGAGGGTACCCCAAGAGAGACAACTGTAAGCTTAGACTCAACACATGATATATCACACGAAGCTAAGGCAACTTTAGGCGACTACTTAGGTCGTCTAACAGCAGGCGAAGTCGGCGACACAGGAAAAAATACATACGCTATTGATCATGAATATAGTGAGCCGGGAAACTTAAGTGAATATAACGCAAATTTATCACAAAGAGACCCGGATGCTACTTCTGATGAGAATCCAACCTTAGGGTCATTTTTAGATGTAGTGAAGAATGCCACAGCGCATGGCCCACACACTGTGTCAGGATTCAATTCCTTAAAGCATAGTGAATATGTCAACGGTACAAACCCATTTATGGGCACAGAAGTTAAAAATGTCGAGGATGAAGTCGGGCACACAATTTTAGCTTCAACAAAACCCGTCGCACCCTTGTCAACAACTGTGGGTAATCCTGTTGTTCCTTCCGGGGCTGATGCAACACCGGACGACTTCCCTGTTCATCAAAGAAAAATATCACAAGTCTTAAAAAGAAATAGATTTAATCCTTCTGGCGACACACCCTTTATGGAAGGTCATACTAAAACAAACTTTGGTTATACTGTCCAAACAAAAATGGGTGAGTATGATACAACAGCAGATCCTGTCTTGTCTTCTAAGCTAAAAAAGGTGGGTGTAGAGCTAATAATCAATGCCACTGGTCATACTGGATTAACCGCTAACGACTTTTCATTAGCAGCATTACCATCGCTAGCCCAGTTTACAGGTTTTAATATTATAGAAGAAGATAATATGAGAGCCCAAAATACAACTTCTGGTGAGGATGTTACTAAGCAAAGGTCAAACCTTCTAAACAACTCAAATAATAGAAAGTCTTATGGTCAATTAAATTCAAAGATCGAGCCTTTCGACGGTCCAATGCCAATTGGCATGGTTGTTAATACAATCTCCGGAATGTTGTCTCTTATGGCCTTTACGGCCACAATATCCGCCCTCACAGGTGGGTTCTCCCCATCTGCCATGGATCCAGCACGCGCCGGCTCTGTACCATACATGGCACCTCATAAACTCAGAAAAGGTCGTCATGCAGCCAAGAACGAAGCTGTAGGTAATATGTTTTTAGAATTGTTTGGGATTCCTAAGACAGACCACTACTGGACACTTTGCACTTTTCGTGGAATACTTGCGTTTTACGGCATGCCAACTGCACCAACATCTACAATCCCACCAGATCCTGTTTCTATTATAGCATCATGTCTTAATATAGCCATGGCACCTGGTTACTATAATGTTGTTACAAGAAATGTTGTAAGAGATACTGAACAAATATCTGATGCAATGAGTGACTTTGCTGACGTTGACTTCACAGATGCGGCTGCCCTTGTAATGGGAATATTCAAATGTATTGAGTCTATTGTCAATTCAGCTACATATAGATTTATTATGGCAATGACAGCACTAGGAAATCAAGTACTGAATGCAGAGTTAGGTCACCCCACACTTTCCGCACATGCTGATAGAAACGTTAACATGCTTGCCGATACATCTAATACAAGACATAAAAAATCAAGACTCGGCGGCGGTGGTACATCCGATGCAAAAAGAAAAGTAGGAAGAGAAGCAAAGAACGCCCTCGCATGGCGCCATGCCTCTGCTCCTTCTAGATATATTTTACCAAAAGAGTTTATGAGTGCACTGGATATAGGTTCTGCGCTAGGAATCGATGCCGCAATGGCAATGACAAATAAGATTATTGGTTATAAAGACGGACGACCAATATTTCAAGCTATTCCCGCTGCTGATCGTCTAGCCAATAAATCTAATCTTGGTAACGGCTCGTCAGTATTCGATATCGGTGACGTTAATAGTCACGTCCGCGGCCGTCTGCCAAAAGAATATGTAGAGTGGATAGAGAATCAATTAGACACAGAATATATGCCCTTCTACTTTCATGACCTTAGAACAAATGAAATCATATCATTTCATGCATTTTTAAGTGACTTATCAGATGGATTCAGCACAGACTACTCATCAATGTCCGGGTACGGACGAGCCGATGACGTAATGATCTATAATAAGACTAGTAGAAATATAAGTCTTAGTTTTATGGTTGCTGCTACTTCAACAGAAGATTTAGACATTATGTATTTTAACATCAATAAGCTAGTTTCTATGATGTATCCACAATATTCTCGAGGTAGAACTGTTGTGCATGGTACAGGCCGCGCAGCATCCAAATTTGTTCAACCGTTTTCACAGATCCCAACAGCATCTCCTATGATTCGTCTTAGGTTCGGCGATGTTATTAAGTCTAATTACTCTAAATTTAATATTGCACGTCTTTTTGGTTTAGGTCAAACAGAAGAAGCTTTTAATATTACGTTGATGGAGGGCGTTGACGCAACAACCATGGACGACTGGGAAGAACTACGTGAAGCAGCAATCGCTGAAGTCGGATTTAGAGAGCAGAAAGAAGAAATGGACCCCGGCGGCGGAAATGATACTCAAGCGGCACTTAATGCTGAAATTGTAGCAGCCGGCGGCACAGCCGCTACTAGCGATGACGATTTCGGATATATTAACCCGTCAAGAGTACTACTAGACCCCGCCATTTTATATTGGCCCAGAGACAGTAGTGGAAAGCAAGCACGAGAGAATGATGAAGCGCGGTCAAATGTAGGAAATGCTTTAGACTTATTTAGCTATGGAAGTTTTTCACCGGAAGTAACAGTAATTGCTAGAGCAGCCACAGCTGGCTCAGCAACGCCTAATAGCTTTTCTGCTCTCCTGGCTTCGTCACCTGCTGATCCTAATGACGAGGCAGACGAACAAGAAGGTCATGAGATGGCATATCTAGTAGAAGCAAAGACAGGAACCCCAGCTCATGCAGCCTTAAATTACGTAGGAGGCTCCGGGGCTGCTTATAATTTTCATCGAGCAGAACACTCAGAAATATTTGGTTGGTCTCCTGGCTGGCGCCAAGAATTAATTGATGCCGCTATTGCTGGTACACCAGACCCCTCTTTAAGTGCTGATGTCATTAGCAATAGTACAGAACTAATTGCACAATTTTTCGACGGTAGAACATCCAACTCTAAAGCAAACCCAATCATAAAATCATTCGAGTCATCACGAGGGCGAGGTTTAGCAGGATTTATGACAGAGTTATCATTTGACTATGCAGACATGCCATGGGAAATAAAGTGGGGCAAGAGAGCACCGCAGATGATGAAAGTTTCTGTAACGTTTAAACCAATCCACGATGTGCCGATGGGTCTAGACTCTACCGGAATGATGAGATCTGTAGCATACCCAGTCGGCTTAAGTGGTCAGCTTAATACAGACGTATACGACGATGGTGACGTTCACATGTCAGTTGCAGGAGCATCAGTTTCTATTCCGGAAACAACGCCTGCAGACGAATCCGGCGCCGCCGAAGCAGAAGCAGCTGATATGGCCGCCGGCGGATATTAATAGGAGACTAAAATGGCATTAGGTAGATACGATAACTTAAGAAAAATCAAAAGCGGAAAGATGTACTCTTCCGCAGCAGCGCATGTCAATATTTACAAAGGCTGTATTTCCGGAAATATTTCATATACCACACGGACTTTGATAGAGGGAGAAAGACTCGACATTCTAGCCGGTAAATACTATGGAAATGGTAATTTGTGGTGGATTATTGCAGCAGCCTCGGGCATTGGCTGGGGATTGCAAGCACCCCCTGGAACAAACTTAAGGATACCTAATGATATTACACAAATTTCGGCATATGTCTAATGAGCCGACGCGTCGATAGAATTATATCTGGTCTTGGGCATTACTTCGGAGTAATAGCTAAAGACGGGTTTGTATCTCTTCTTCTTTCTGATGAAAATGCATTTTCTGGAGGGTTTTTTACACCACCGGACGTGTCGACAGATGTGGAAGTTGCTTCACTTTTAATGGATGTTACAGAAGGGGGAATGACGACCCCAATGCTCTTAGACGATATTAAAGAAAGAGTTGCAGGATCAGACGCAGATACATCCAATCTTAGAAATGTAGTAAAAATATGTTATGAACCTCATGGCGATTGGACTGGTGATGATTCCAAGGTTTTACTTACCCCAATTGCAGCTGATAATCCTCCAAACCAAGGTGCACCTGGAAGCAATAGTGATGCATACTCCATTTCAAGCATAGCAGGACTAACAGCAGACGCTGACATTAATAAAAACCTCGGCCGCCCCGGCGATGGTGACCCAACAATGTCAATAATTCAAGTACTTGCTTCAAAATACTCTCCGGCGAATAGAGATACGGGTGCTTTGTCATTATTCTTAAACGCAATGCCTACTCTAGAAATGAGTAGAGCAGTCCCATTTTTAGATTTAGTTTTAATTCAAGAGGGGGAAATGCTCAACCCAGACGGCCTCGACGACGGAAAAGGCCGGATTTCTAAGCTAGGGCTCGGCCAGTTTTTAATGGGCAACGCAGTAATAAATTCCGCCGGCGGCTATGGCCATGACCCACAAGAAATGATTGTTAGCGCTAAAGATGCAGAAGTTGCAATCGGCCAAGAACAAGATCCTGATTTTACCACAGAGAACGAAGAGGGGGAGACTATTGCAGCGTCATTCTCAACAGCGGGAATGGAGATGTTCACTTCCCCACAAACTCTAGTCAATGCTAATGAAAATCACTTTGAGTACGACCCTCCTAATAACTACACACCAACAGCTGCTGATACTCCGCCTGCTGAGACACCTTTTCCCGACCCAAGAAGAGGGGCAGCCATCATAGACAAATTTAGACCTTTGATGTCGATTAAAAGCTTCAATTTAGGTGTAGTACCGTCTGGTGGAATGATGTCGTACAAATCAGGAAAGATCAAATTAGTTCTACATGATAGATCCCGGCTTTCCGAAGTTGCAGCATTTGTAAAGCCTTCAATGCTAAGCTCTACACATTTTCTAATTGAATACGGCTGGGCACACCCGGACGCTAAAGTTCATGAATCATCGACAACAGCAGACCCAGGAATTCTATTCGGCGAATTTATTGGAAGCCTTAGGGTGAAAGAAAAGTATGGTGTTGTTAACTCATCTTTCTCCTTTGATGAAGTAGGCCAGGTTGAAATAGAGCTGGTTTTGTCAATGCTTTCTTCTCGGGCTGCAAATAATATCCAGATCGGTATGGGCGAAAACTCAAAAGCGGAGTTTCAAAAAGTAAAAGAGCTGACTGATATGATCAGGTCAATCCGCGGAAGACTCGGTACAGCCGCCACAGCCGCCATCGGCGGCGACGGAGATATTTTAGGAGCTCTTTCAAGCCCATCTGGCGCTATGAATTTAGACGAGGATACTCGAAAAGCAATTAGAAACATCCAGAGGGCTGCAAGAAGGTCTGATAACTCTACGTTAAACGAGTTGGGTGACGCTTTAGGCACTCTAACCTCCGGCGGTGCCGCATCCAGCCTTGAAAGAAGTATTCAAGAAGAGATACGGGCAAAAATGGATGTATTAAAAAGTATGGGCGAATCTGGCGATCCTTTCGCCATGGAAGTTGACAAAGAAAACAATGATATTCGTATGCCTTCCGGAAGTACGCAAACCTACGTCTCATTTGGCAAGCTATTAGCCACATTTGTAGGGGTTCCGGTTTGTGTGGCAGGTTTCTACGATGATGTACAGATCTTATGTTATAATTTTAATGACAAAGCATCGTATATGAGAAATAGAAATATTGCAACTTTTCCAATCCCAATTAGTGATCTTAAGACAGAGTTAGAAAAAGCACTAGAAAGTGTAATGAACATGACGATTCAAGGATTCATTAACTTCATGAATACATACTTTTTATCTGATCAAGCTGCACCTGCATATGGCTTTCAGGGTATGTACAAATCTCGTGATGACGACGACAGAGCACAGCGTCAATTAAATAGTCAGTTCGAAGAAGACGGCGCTGCTCTTTTTGCCAAAGAGCAGGATATATTAAAACATGCGTATAATAACGAAGCCGGGAGTGGAGCTGAAACTTCTCTAGAATTTAAGATGCCTACTTTGCAGATGTATATGGAGACTGTTCCATGTCAAGTTGACTCAACAGGGGCCGGCGGAATTGCAAAAACAATTTTAAGAATTCACATATTTGACTCTCAGAACACAAGCTACTCAAGCCTCAAGTCAATGCTCGATGCGGTACAAGATAAAAGTTTGGGAATGATTACACCCGCTGCAATTGCTGCCTCTAGAGAGGGTGCCCCGTCACCTGAAGAAATTGCCGACGTTCAAACAGCATTGTCAAAAGCAGTAGACCAGGGCTTGCTAGAAATATATCCACCTACTACATCTAGTAGTTCTTCTGGGGCATTTGAAAATGGTCAACGATATAGAATTAAGGGAGGCCTCCCTAACATTAAAGCGTTTCTTATGAATTCAATGCCAAGTGTAAGATACGGTCAAGAGGCTTCGGGAATTATGAAGGCCAGTCTGCAGTCCATGTCAGACCCTGCATTGGCAACAGTGAACATGTTAAGAACTGGAGACGGCCCAGAAGACCCTGTTGGCGCAAGAAAGTCCGGTTTACCAACAAGAGTTGCTCCAATGCAGCTATCTATAGATACGATTGGCTGTCCGCTCTGGAATTTTGGCCAGCAAATATTTATTGATTTCGGTACCGGTACTACAGTTGACAACATATACGCAGTTGTTGGGATTGACCATAGTATGTCTTCTGGCGAGTTCACATCAAAAGTCAAAATGGTTCAGTTAGATTCTTATGGTAAGTTTGAGTCACTGGTAGATGTTGTAAACGATGCAATGGTAGCAATCGAAGGTATCGAAGAAGAGGGTGACGGCGAAGGCTCAGGGTCATCTTCCTGATTCCTCATAATAAGAAGGCGATGAATAGTTTTTCTTCATTATGTACACATACATCTCGTAGTATATTATTACACGAGGTGTATTTTGGAATTCTATATAAGCAAAAACATACTGGGGACACCAAAGTCGCTAGTCCATTCTAGCG